TCCCCACCCTGGCCAGAGTCCGCGTCATAGAACTCAAGCAGCCCGGTCACAGGGTTGCGCGTCCCCGCACCACCGCGCCGCTTCAGCATGCGCGCCTCGTCCGGGGTGATGTGCGCCAGCACAGTGTCGCCACCGCGACCCTGCTGCTGCATCACCTGCGCGAGAAGACGGAAGTAGTCCACAGGGCCAAATCCCTCGGAAATCACCGGAAACCTAAGAGCCTTGCGCCACAGACGCAACCATTAAACCACACCCCTAATGCTCCGGCGCAGCGGCTTGTTGGGCAACCACGCCGACCCCCGACCACCCACCAAAGCGGCTTGGCCCGCGAAAGTCAGGCACAACGCGTCCGCTAAGTCGGGCGACCGCATGCCCCGCTTCTTCAAGCCGTCCTTGCTCTCCACCACCACCTTGCCCGTCGACGTAAACGAATACCTCGGCGCCACCAGCTCATGCCGCAGCGTCTCGTCCTTCGGCAGCTTCACCGACCGCGTCGCCAGCCAGTCCTTCACCGACAGCCACAACTCGTCCCGCAGCCGATGCGCGTTCGGGTTCATGGCCGACGACTCCGCCACGTTCACGTCCCGCACGTTGTAACCCTGCTCCCGCAACCGATCAGCCACCCCAGACCCCAGCCCGATCGTGTCCACACAAATCTCCTCCGGCGCGTCCTTCTTCGCCTCGTTCACCACCGCGCCCACCGTCTGCATCAAGTCCAAGCCGCCCCAGGCCCGGATCTCCAGCACGACGTTGCCCTTGCGCTTGCACAGCGCCGTCCTGTCCGTCCCGAACCGCGCCACGTCCAGGCCGTAGACCATCGGCTCATTGGCCCCGACCGTGATGTCGCGCTCCAGCGCCGAGTCCACCAGATCAGCCGGGATCAACGTATCATCATCCGCCAGCGCGAACTCGCCCAGCACCCGGATCCGGTACGCATTCGACGTCTCGCCATACGTCGCCGCGATCTGACGCACGAAGTCCGACGACACCAAAGGGTTGTTCGCGCACGAAACGTGCATGCGAAACCAATCCGCCGCCAGATCGTGGTGCGTCTTGTAGAACAGCCCGCTGTTCCGCGTCGGGTTGCTAATCAGGATCGTGCTCGCGCTGTGGCCCGACATCGAGCCAGCCGCCGCCTCAAAGACCGCCTCCGGCACCGCACTCGCCTCGTCCACCACTAGCAGCACGTTCTCACTATGTACCCCCGCCAAGGCCTCGGGCCGCTCGCTGCTGCTGGTGCGGACGGAAATGAAGCTGCTCTCCGGGGCGCCCCGCAGCGCAATCCGGTCGCTGAAAACCTCAAAGCTCTCCCGCAGCACAGGCGGCAGCTTGTTCACCCAGGTCTTGAGCTCGGCATACAGCGCATCAAACAACTGCGCCGCGGTCGGCGCCGTCACCACCGACTTCTGCGGATACCGCGTGCAGGCGTGCCAAATCAGCACCCAACTGCACACCGTCGACTTCCCCACCCCGTGCCCCGCGCGCACCGAAATCCGCCGCTCGCCCCTCGCGACGGCACGCATGAACTCCTCCTGCCACGGCAAGGGCTTCGCCCCCAGCACGTTCCGCACAAAGCCCACCGGGTCGTCCCGGTACCGCGTGATGAACGAAACGAACGTCTCCCGGTCAGCCTCGCTCATGCAATACCTCCCCGCACACGCACAGCCTCAAACAACCGCCGCAGCACATACGACCGCACCAGCGAGACAACCGTGAAAATGGCACCGATTATTAGATTGTCGGAGAACGAAACAGCAACATCAAACAGCGGGAACACAACCAGCTGCGCGGCCAGAGCAACCACATATCCAGCCGCCACATTCACCGCCGCCTCAACCAACGACATCGCGCGGGACTGCTTCACGACACCAAGCGCCCCGCAGCCACTTCCTCAAACGTCCGCCCGTCGCCCTCAAGCACAGCCTTCTGCCCCGTGAAGTCCTGCCAACGCTTAACTGCCACATCGACATACGCCGGGTTCAACTCCACCGCATACACGCAACGCCCCGTCATCTCCCCGGCGATGATCGTCGTGCCTGAGCCGCTAAACGGCTCGTAGACCGCTTGGCCGGGGCTGCTGTTGTTCTCAATCGGGCGCTTCATGCACTCGACCGGCTTCTGCGTGCCGTGGCCGGTTTCGGACTTGCGGGGCTTCTCGATCTGCCACAGCGTCGACTGCTTGCGCCCGCCGTCATAGTGGCCCTTCTTGTTTTTGCGGACGGCGTACCAGCACGGCTCGTGCTGGGGGTGATAGTCGCCCCTGCCAATGACGAACTGCGACTTGCCCCAAATAATCTGCGCCCTGACCCCAAAGTCGCAAGCCAAAAGGCTCTCCGCAACGACGTGCGCCATATTGCCGGCGTGCCAGACATAGGCCACGTCGCCAGGGAATAGCGCCCACGCCTCGCGCCAGTCAGCCTTGTCGTCGTTCAATACCTTGCCCGTAGCCCTGCCGCCCGCCTTGCCCCCTAGCGCAGCGTCACGCCAGTCGGCGCTGTACTCCACCCCATACGGCGGGTCCGTCACCATAAGGTGCGGCTTCACCGCACCCAGCAGCTTCCCCACCGTGTCAGCCTCGGTCGACGACCCGCACGCAAGCCGATGGCGCCCCAGCACCCACACATCGCCCAGCACACTCACCGGATCAACCGGCGCCTCCGGCACCTCGTCAGGATCCGTCAGCCCGGCCGTCTCCTCAGCCAGAAAACCCGCCAGCGCCTTGTCGTCAAAACCCAGCAGCGCCAAGTCGAAATCCATACCCGCCAGGTCAGTCAATTCGACCTTCAGCATCTCCGCATCCCAGCCCGCATTCAACGCCAGCTGGTTGTCCGCAATCACATACGCCCGCTTCTGCGCCTCCGTCAGATGCCCCAACTCAATTACCGGCACCCGCGCCTCGCCCAGCTTCCGCGCCGCCATCACGCGCCCATGGCCCGCAATGATCGTCCCCTCAGCATCAACCAGCACAGGGTTCGTCCAACCAAACTCCCTAATGCTCGCCGCTATCTGCGCCACCTGAGCGTCGCTATGCGTCCGACTGTTCCGCGCATACGGCAGCAACACCCCAATGTCCCGCCACTCAATCCGATACGAGTCCGACCGGCTCATTCGCCCTTGCCCTTTCTTTTTTTCCGCGCGACCACCCCATCACCAACAACCGGGGGGGAGGGGGGCTCGCGCAATCGAAGCCCACGACGCAACGGGCGCGTAGAAAGCGCGGGGGGCGCGCACGCGGGCGCCCCCGGTCGGTCGGGGGTGCCGGGGGGGTCTGGCGGCTCGACCGCCTGGCCGCCGGCCACCACGCGCGCAGGCGCCACGCCCCCGCCACCCTGCCTTTCCCCACCAAAGGCAGGAAGGCTTGCGACATCAACGGCTTGCCCCTCGATGTACCCGGAACCATTACCCGCGCCCTTACCCGCGAGCTCCTTCAACGCTTCTAGGTGCAGCGTGTGCGTATGCGTGACGGTCGCATCTATCTGCGTCCGGTCGCCGTAAACCTTTGGAAGCAAACGAGAAGCGGTCCACTTCATCGCGTCCAGCGCAACGCGCGCAGCATCGGGTGGGATCTTCCCCGCTAAGACCGCAGCAGAGACCTCGGCAATGCGGTCGGCGTGGTTTAGTGCCCGCTGTTGTATCGCGCGCGTGTATTTCTGGAGGAACACCTCATCGCGGTTGAGCCACGTCCAAATGGACTTCGCGTCGGGCATATCCTCGTCTTGGGAGATGCTGTTGACGGATCGGCCTTGGGCGACCCGTAGGCAGATCTCGTCGACCAGTTCGGGCGTCCTAATCGTCGGCCTAGCCATTACCGCGCCCCTCCTCCTTCCCCTTCGCCTCCCGGTACTCCTGCAGGCTGACGACCGGCTGTTGGCGGAGCCTGGCGAGCCTGTCGTCGTGGAGTGCTTGGACGATCGTGTCGAGGCGGTTGCGTGTCCATCGTGTCAGGTCTTCGGGTTGGGGCGCGGCCTGGGTCAGGATGTCGTCCCAGATGGCCGCGCAGTGGGCGTCGAGGTCGTCAGAAGGGGATTTCGTCATCGGGGACGGTGACCTTCTGTGCGGGCTGTACGGTGGCGCCTGGGAAGGCGGCCTTGGCGGCTTCTGCGAATGCGGCTGGCTGCCACTGGGACCAGGCCAGCAGGAGTTCGGGGAGCGTGACGACGGTTTCGGGGTGGTCGGAGTGTCGTGCCACGGCGTCGGCGTCTCTGGGGTTCAGCGCCACCGTATACGGCTTTCCGTGCCAGGTCATCGACCATGTGTTCGGCGGCATGGGTGTGTGGCCGGCTTCGGTGGCGGCTTGGTCGAGGGCTTGCCAGCCTCGGATCATGACCTGGGCGCGGTGAGTGATGGCCTCGAGGTCGTTGTCGTGGATGGCGGCGTCGAGTTTGTCGGCGGCCTGTCCGAAGCGGGCGGCGAGTTCTGGGGTGACCAGGCGCGGCAGTCGGTCGCAGCCCCACTTCGCTTCCAGCGCGTGTGCGACCTGGTCGAGGGGTGCGATAGCTGCGGCGAGTGCCTTCCCGTGCGCGATGCTTCCCATCCGCAGCAGCGCCTGATCGGCGGTCGAAAGTCGCTTCATCTTGCTCATGGTCCTTCCCCGCAAAATGTCCCGCTCGTACCGGGACAACGGGACACCCTTAAGGGTGTTGTCCCGTCTGTCCCGGTCCCGGTCTGCGGTTTTGTCCCGTTTGTCCCGGCTGTCCCGATGTATGTCCCGGTCAATGTCCCGCTCCTTGTCCCGCCATTTCGCGGTCTGTGGGCCACCACAAATCCCCGTGGTGCGCGGCGAGGCTGCGGTCTTTGAGCGTGTCCCGTGCGCGCTGGAAGGCCTTCTTCTTGGCCTCTTGGTCCTTGGTGCTCTCCAGGTAGAAGTAGGTCCGCCAGGTGTCGACGTGGACGCAGCGGACGTGCGTCGGGATGTGGTTGGAGGTGGCCGTGTCGCCGTGGTTGGCGATGGCCTTGCGTAGGGCATTGAGGCCGTCTGCGACGTTGCCGGTCAGCTTCTGGGGCTTGGCGGTGGGCGTGACCGGCCCGTTGAGCGGCTCCAGGGCCAGGGACGCGGCGTCTGGGTCGATGTCGGAGAGGCTGACGGTCACCATGCGGTAGCCGATTTCCATGCCGTCTTCGCCGTCCTTCTGCTTGGTGACCTTGAGGCGCCCCAGGCGTTCGGGGCTGTCGTCGTCGGACAGCTTGGTGACTTCCAGTTCGGCGTCGACGGCGCCCAGGAGGCTGGAGTGGCCGCGCTGGCCTCGGGCTTCGTCCTTGCCGGAGTGGTGGACGATGAGGATGGCGCAGTCGAGGGCCTGCATGACGTAGGCGATGACGGCGATGAACGCGCCCATGTCTTCGCTGCTGTTCTCGTTGCCGCCTGCGAAGGCGCGGGCGAGCGTGTCGACCACCAGCAGCTTGGGCTTGAGGCCTTTGGCCTTGACGGCTTCGACGAGGGCTTCGGCGTCCTCCAAGGTGGACCGGAGGTTCAGCTGGGCCTTCACGAAGGCGATGGGCGTGTCGGGCGGCAGGTTGTGGTGCTGCCGCAGCGCGTCCCAGCGGCGTTTCAGTCCCGCCCCGCCCTCGCCTGCTAGGTAGACGACGTCGCCTTGGCTGCATGTGCGGTCGAAGGCGCGCAGGCCCAGGGCGATCATGGCGGCGAGGTAGAGGGCGGCGAAGGACTTGTAGCTGCCGGGCTTGCCGTAGAGGGCGGCGAAGCCGGAGGCGGGCAGCAGGCCGTCGATCAGCCAGGTGACGGGCTCGTCCTTCAGTTCCCCCGCCATGACGAGGCGGATGCGCGGCTGCGGGCCTTGCTGGGCTGTCGGCGCCTCTGGGATGTCGTCGGTGAGGCTGGCAATGGGGGAGGCCTGGGCCTTGGCCTGGATGCGCTCCGCGATGCTCTGCTCGGGCGGCATGAGGGCGCGGGCTGCGGCCTTGCGGTCGCCGCCGTGCTGGAACGTCGCGTAGAGGTCGAAGGGGTCGGTGACGTGGCCCGACAGCGGGTCTTCGATGCCGTGGTGGGAGTAGGCGCACCAGTGGCCTCGGGTGCCGCGGAAGACGACGACGCCAGCCGTGCCGGTCGTGGATCCTGGCCGCATGTACCTGTAGGCCTCGCCGTTGGGGCCGTGGGCGTCGCGGTACATGAAGCGGTAGCCGTTCGCCTCGAGGGTCTGGCGGACGTACTCGAGGCCGTGCTGGTCGTTGAATGCGTCGATGACGCTGGGCGCCTCTGGGAGCGCCCTGGGAGGCGGCGGGCTGCTGGTGATGGCCTGCTCGGCCTTGCGCTGCTGCTGGCGCGCCTGCAGCCACTGGACGGCCTTCTGCACGTCCATGGGCTGTCCGTCGTGGCGGTGGGAGCGGAAGTCGCTGACGGCCTCCTGCGTGCCGACGCGGGGCAGATACCAGGGCTGGGACCAGCGGCGGTTCTCGGGGACGTCGGTGATGTAGACGCCTCGGGCGTGCAGCTGCTCGATCAGGCAGGACACGACCGCGTCGAGCTCGGCGGGGCTGGCCATGCGGGCCGGCACCAGGATGCGGTACTTCCAGGTGTCGGTCGTCGGGTCGTAGCTGTGGGTGGTGTGCGCGAAGAAGCTGACGCCGATGTCTTCCATCGCGGCGATCGCCTCGGGCAGCGGCGGCGCGCCTGGGAAGATCTCGCCCGTCTCCGGGTCGAAGCGGCTGTCGCCGTCGATGATGGCGATGTCGGCGGCGAGGAGGTGTTCGTCGGCGCGCTTGGGTTCGACGAGGTCGCCGCCGCGGACGTAGTAGCTGCCGTCCTTCGGCCCGACCTTGGGCGTCGACAGGCGCTGGCAGAAGTGTGCCCAGGTGATTTCCTTGGCCGAGAGGCTGACATCTGTGCGTCCGTTGGCGGCCAGGGCGATCTTTAGCCTAGCGGTGTCGTGCGTCGTTGTTATATCTTGGGACATCCGCGGATGGTTCCTGCGTTCGCGGTGGACTCGATGATGCGGCGCTGGTGATCCTGCACACCAGCGCCGCATTTCGTTTATCTACTAGAACTCATCGTCGACAGTGGTGGCAACGGGCGCCTTTGCGGGCGCGGGCTTCGGTGCCGGAGCGGGCTGCGGCGCGTCGTTGGTCATGTCGGCGGGCGGGGTGGTCCAGCCGGTGATGGACCACTTAGGCGCCTTAAAGCGCAGTTCGCCTTGCGGCGTCTGCACCTTGATCGTCTCCGTGCCTTCGATCGTGATGACCGGCATCTTTCCGGGGTTGGCGGCCTGCTGCTCCAGGAACTGGTCGTGCAGCTGGTCGATCGACCGCAGCAGCGTCTTGGAGGTGGGCGAGAACTCGCGCAGGCCGTGGTCCTTGAAGAACACGCGCACGCGCACGGCCTGCTTGTGATCGGCGGTGGGCTTGGGCGGCATCTTCTCGCCTGCCTTGGCCATCACGGCGTTGTAGGTCGGCGTGAAGGTGAGCCAGCCGATCTCGATGCCGGCGAGATCCATGACGACCTTGGTCGGCAGGGTGATCTCGACTTCGTTCTTCTCCCAGGTGCCGTCGCCTGCCGGCTCGCGGTTGACGGCGATCATGTCGCCGGACTTGGCGTCGAACTTGACGACCGGCAGGAACTTGCCGCCGCCGCTGCTTTCCGTGCTGAAACCCAGACCCATTGTCATTGCTCCGTTTGGTGCTGCTGAACCCCGCAGCCGGGATGTCGTTAGCGGGTGGCCTTCCACCACGCCATGAGGGCCGCGTCTGCGCGCCCGTCATCTTTCTTCCGCGCGAAGAGGTGCGCATATGCGGGGAATAGTTCGGCGGCGCGCTGCCGTGCGCCGTCCTTTCCGTCGCGCGAGCCCACGGCCTTCTGCCAGGCTTGCGGCGTGACGTACTCCACCGGGATGTGGAGCGCGGCGACGATGCCTTCGACCATGCCGACGCCGCGGCCAAACTGGAACATGGACGAGGAGCCCTGGCCTGGCATCGCGCCGACCTTCTCGAGCACGGCCACGCCGGCCTTTCGCGCGTTGATGAGGGGCGCGAGCATCTGCGGGCTGATCTCGTTCTTCATCTTCGTGCCGCGCTTCACCTCGAC